AACAGGAACAGACTTTACTATAAATGCAGACGGATATATTGCTCAATTTATTACAGACGTAGGAGATCCAAACAAATTATTAATTCCGGCTGGAAATTGGAATTTTGAAACTTATTTTAGTGCATCTTCAAATGGAGGAACGCCACGTTTTTATATTGAATTATATAAATACGATGGTGCTACATTTACTTTAATTGCAACTAATTCAGCAACACCTGAGTATATTACAGGCGGCACAAGTATCGATTTATATTTTACAGCATTAGCAATTCCTCCTACTACATTATTAGCAACCGACAGACTATCGGTTAGATTTTACGTTATACATAGTGGCAGAACAATAACAATGCATACTGAGAATAGTCACTTATCTCAAATCATAACGACATTTTCAACGGGTTTGACTGCATTAAACGGATTGACTACTCAAGTACAATCATTTGCAACAGGCACAAACGGAACTGACTTTGGTATAAGCTCAGCAACAAGTACACACACATTTAATTTACCAACAGCATCGGCTACTAATAGAGGAGCATTAAGCTCTACAGATTGGACTACTTTCAACGGAAAATTTAATTTACCAAGTTTAACAAGTGGCTCAGTTTTATTTTCAAACGGAACGACAATAGCTCAGGATAATGCTAACTTATTTTGGGATGATACTAATAATCGATTAGGTATTGGAACAGCAACTCCAACTCACGGACTAAATGTTTACACAACTGTAGCCGATACGGGGATTTTATTAGACTCAAATACAAATCCTGCTTTTATAATTAAAAGAGCAGGTGTTGAAAGATTAAAATTGTCAGCAGCAGGAGCGGTTGGAACTGTAAATGGTTTAGGAAATGGTTTAGCTTTTCACACTGATTCACTTGAAAGAATGCGTTTAAATAGTGCAGGTAGATTTTTAATTAATACTACAACTGATAATGGTGGTACTGTTCAAATAAAAGCGCCCGGAGCGTTATCTACCGATATAGCTTTAAAAATTCGTAACAGTGCTGATACACTTGATTTAATGAATGTTTTAGGAGATGGAACTCTTTTTGTTAGGGCATTAATTAGATTGGGAGGAAATAGTGATAATATTTCAGCATCATCTAATTCAGGGTTTTTAGATATAAATACTAATACAGGTATTAAAATAAATCCGGGCAGTGCATTTTCTACTATTTTTCATAGTACAGGTAATGTAGGTATTGGAATAGCTGCTCCTTTATCTTCAGCAAAATTAGATATCACTTCAACAACTCAAGGTTTTCTTCCTCCAAGAATGACAACAACGCAAAAAAACGCAATAGCATCACCTGCAACGGGATTAGTGGTTTTCGATACAACTTTAAATAAATTATGCGTAAGAGGCGCGGCAGCGTGGGAAACGATAACATCAATATAAATAAATAAAAAAATGGGATTATTAGTAAGTGCTACGGCAGACAAAAAGATTTTAATTAAGGGAACAGAAATTGAGTTGCCAAGTGTTTATGTTCGTTTGGAATATGGAGCGAGAGCTAACGGAATAACGTTGGAAATTGCAGCTACAACCTACGCGAGTAAAGAGGCTTTTAAAGACGGCGCCGGAGCAATTTTTAGCGACGTTCAACAAGGTACATTTTCAGTTGATTTGCAACCTGGCGAAGAGCAAAATTTAACAAGCGCAGAGCTTTACTCAAAATTAGCTTTTGAACAAATGGGTTATTTAGTAGAAAATGAGTAAGGAGCAATTTGATAGAATATTAAGCAAATGGATTTCGCGTAAGTTATTAGTTTTTTTAGTAGCTTGCGTTGGTTTATTTTCTCAAACATTAACCTCTTCCGATTGGGTGATTATTGCGACGGCTTACATAGGAATTGAGGGGATTACAAATATAGTTGAACGATTAAAAAAATGAAACAATACTTTTTAGATTTAAAGCCGTCTTTATTGACAGGAACTTTTTACGCAATATCATTCGCAGACGTTGACGCTACAATGAAAATCGTTGCTTTTTTATTAGCCTCAGGATATACCTTGCGCCGTTGGTATCTTATGGAAAAATCAAAAAATAATGAAATTAAATAACGCCGGTTATCTTTTAATTTGTAAATTTGAAGGCTTGAGCTTAATTCCTTACCTTTGCCCAGCTAAAATTCCGACGATTGGATACGGAAATTGTTACTATCCAAATGGTAAAAAGGTGACGATGCAAGACAAAGCAATTACAAAGCAAGAGGCATTCGAATTGTTTAAATTTATAGACGATAAATTTGCTTTGAAAGTAAGTGAATTGATAAAATCAAATGTTAATCAAAATCAATTTAACGCCTTAGTGAGTTTTGCTTATAATATAGGAGTTAATGGATTGTCAAAAAGTACATTATTAAAAAAAGTCAATTTCAATCCTGACGACTTAACCATTAAAAACGAGTTTTTAAAATGGAATAAGGCTGGAGGCAAAGAAATAAAAGGCTTAACAATTAGGAGGGAACAGGAAAGCGATTTATATTATGAAAAAAGTAACTTATAAGGGTGAAATTGTTAGAGAATATTTACTTAAATTTCCACACGCATCCACAAACGCAATCTCTCGTTTATTGGTTACAGATTATCCGATTGACTTTAATAGTGTAGAGGCAGCCAGAGGACTTGTAAGAGCGCATCGAGGCGAACTAAATATAAAATTAAAAGAAACAATCTCAGAAAGAACAACAAAGGAAAAAAAACAATTTATGACTAAAAATTTTGAGTTACCAGAGTCGGACTACGAAAAGCAAAGCGAAGTAATAGTTCCCAACAAAAACATTTTATTTTTATCGGACATTCATTTTCCGTACCAAAACAACGACGCTCTTAAATTAGCGCTTGATTATGGTAAAAGCGAGAAAGTCGATTGCGTTTATTTAAACGGAGATACTATCGACATGTATATGCTAAGCCGATTTATTAAAGACAGACGCCTCAGAAATATGGCTGACGAGTTAGAAATGACACGAAACTTTTTAAAGAATTTACAGGATCACTTCCAAGCTCCAATTTATTACAAAATAGGAAATCATGAGGATCGTTGGCAAAACTTTTTAAAGTTACAAGCTCCGGAACTTTTAGGAATACCTGATTTTGAACTCTCAACAATTTTAAGATTTGGAGAGGCTGGCGTTCAAGAGGTAAAAAGTAAGCAAATAGCCAAAGCCGGTAAATTGCCACTTTTACATGGACACGAATTTTTTAGCGGATTTGCTCCTCCGGTTAATCCAGCGCGAGGATTGTATATGAAAGCAAAGGAAAGCTCAATTATTGGGCATCACCATAGAACGTCCGAACATACTGAGGTTTCCTTAAGTGGAAACGTAACAACAACCTGGAGCGTTGGTTGTTTATGTGGTTTACAGCCGGAATATATGCCTTTTAATAGTTGGAATAACGGATTTGCTCATATTAAAGTAGACAAGTCAGGCGATTACGAGGTTAATAATTTGAGAATAGTCCAAAATAAAATAAGATAATGAGATATATTTTTATATTATTGCTTTTAGTTGGGTGCGGAACTCGCAAAGTAAACAAAAGTAATACCGAAACGACGACAAAAACGGAGGTAAACGTCTCCGATACTACTAAAATTGTCACAAATACGGCTTATAATATTGACAAAGTTGTTAATGATTTTTATATTGAGCCAGTAGATACGTGTAAACCTATTATTATTATCGATAGTCAAGGCAAAAAAACGTCTTATCATAACGCTAAAATACGTCACAGAGTTGAAAACAGCTCGAATAAGACACTAAAAAGCGAGATTGTACAAAGTAGTCATAAAGAAAATATTAAGGCAACCACGCAAGCCAAAACAAGCGTTAAACAAATAGAGAGCAAAACCTCGTTTATAAGTGAGTTTTGGTGGTTGTTGCTTATTTTATTATTAATCTTATTATATTACCTCAATAAGAAACTAAATTTATTTTTATAGATATAATGTTTACTCCAAAGAGGCGAGTAAGTCATGTAAGGCGATAGTCGACGTTGATCCTTACCAAACTAAACCACTTTTTTAAGTGGTTTTTTTATATCCTTTTGCGTATAAATACGGATAAATACGTATAATTATACCCGATTGCGTATAATTTGTAAATGTTAATAAAAAGTTAAAGTTTAATTAAAGGGCTTTTAATTAAAAATAGATTATATCTTTGCTCTATTATTAACAAACAAATATTTAAATTATGAAAACAAAAAAATTTTATTACAGCTTTTGCGTAATTGCAGCGAGTTATTTTTTAATTCAAATAATTTTACGTTATGGATACTAAAAGACTAATTCACGAACATCGCAAAAAAATTGCAATCTTAAAAATGATTGAGAATGCAGAGCTTAAATTTCAAAACCACATTAAAATGGTTTCACTAGGTTTAAATTTAAACGAAAACTTAGACAAAGCAAAAAAATTAATTGCAATACAAGACAGACTAATCACTTATTATTTAAAATTATGAATTTACTAGAAAGATTAAAACCGGAATATTTAGAAAAATTAGAAAATTTAAAAGAGCAATATCCAACCTCAGCAGAAAAAATCGAATTTAGCTTACAATATAATACTAGCGTATTTGGTTTATCAATTAGCGAGGGGAGTTCAATTTGTATATTTTTTGACCTTGAAATGACACTTAATAATTTACTTAATATGATTGAAGACGATGAATAAAAAAAACGCTGGGCGCAAGTCCAAATTTAAAGAGGGAACTCAAACCAAAATAATAAAAAGGTTAATCCCAATCGAGTCAGAAAATGAAATAAAACAAACAATTGAAAAAATCTTAGAAAAATGGAAACGAAATTAAAACAAATTAAAAAATTCGACAAATGGATGCGTAAAACCGTCCAATCAATTCACTACTCAAACAACGAGAAAATGTGTAACGCTTATCAAAAAATAAAATCATAATGGGAGCAAATTCAAAACTATTTTTAGAAAATTCAGAGCAATTCGTAACAATGTACGAGCCAAGTTTTACTAAAAAAGATGCAATCTTAACTGGTAAACGAATGGTCGATAATGTTATCGAAAGCGGAGAGGTTGACAAACACCAATTTATGGCAAATATTTGCCGATTAAAAGAGGTTATTAATTCGGCCGACTCAGAGATGAGGAAATACTTACCTTTTGAAAAATTGAAGTATTACGGAGTTGAGTTTATTCCAACAAACGGAGGCGATACTTTAAATTATAACGAGGACGAGATTTATTGCCAATTAAAAGCCGATCTTGACGCAAGGGTTGAACTATTAAAACTCGCACAAAAGCAGCCAATAATTGACGCATACGGAAACGAAGTTCCCAAAGTGGGAACAACGCCTCGCAAAAATTAAATATCACTAAAATTTTAATATTATGAGAATAGGTCAAAAAGTAAGAATAAAAGAAAATAGTATTTTCGCAATGGAAATTGATAAACACAACCCAACCGATAAAATTGGAGTGATAGTTGAAATAGGCAACGAGTTACAAAGTGAAAGGAGAACGCCTGGACTTCCTGTAATTGTTGACTGGGGTAAGTTTACAAATAGTTATAGATTTTTAGATTTGGAGGCAGTATATGAGTAAGCAAAGCGAACTAACAAGGATTAAAAGAGTGTTAAATTTTTACTATAAAAGAGGTATTAATTCAGAGAGAGTTAATAATTTATACAGAAAAATTTTGTTAATTAAAAAAAATTATATAATTTAGCAACATCATAATACCGATGCAAGGTTTGAGCATCTTAATTTCAGACCATAAATAAATAAAATTATGAGTACAATTTCAAACCGCAAACAAGCGTTTGCACAACCACAAACAAATCCAGCGACAAAATTTATCGACTGGAAATCAAACGACAAATGTTTTAGTTATTACGATCGTGAAACTTCAGCAAACGTCTCAATTCCTTTACCTTTTAAATTTTTAGTTTTAGACGAATTGCACACCGTAAAAGGTTGGAACGACGCAAGCTCTAGTCAAATCAATTCCAACGAGGTAAAATTTATCTCGCGCGACGAAATGACTGTCAAACCTTTTAAAGGAAACGAAATCGCAAAGGGATTATACAAAGACATTAAGGAGAAAATTAAGGCGGCCGGAGGGCATTATGTTAAGAGCGTTTATTGCATGCTTGAAGACGGCTCAATCGCTAACTTACAACTTAAGGGCGCAGCGTGTCAAAGTTATGGAGATTTTACAGCAAAGACTCGATCCAGGTTAACGGACGAGTGGGTTGTCGTTGACAAAGCAATCGACGGCAAAAAGGGAGCTGTTAAATATACAACGCCAGGATTTGCGTTTGAAAAATCGTTAAGTGACTCGGAGGCTGACTTAGCTGACGAGGCTTACAATGTATTGGAGGCTTATTTAAAAACGTATTTAGCGAAAGCCGAGCCAATCGATACAATCGCTCCGAGTGAGACCGATGAGGTTATCGAGGACGACGATTTGGACTTTTAGATTATTGTTGGTTAATAATTGAAATCGGAGGGCATTATGTCCTCCTTTTTTTTACAATAGTACACATTTTATCGGTTTCCCTATACCCCCTTAGAAAACAAAAATTATAATTTAATAGGGGGGGGTATAAATTCAAAAAAAACGTGTTGAATGTGTACTATTAAAAAAATATTAAAAAAAATTAGTTTATATTAAATTAATTATTATCTTTGAAAAACAATTGGAGTGGTAGCCATATTAACTTTTTATTAAGTCCCTATTACCACGCAACTACCACTGCTGGTAATGGGGACTATTTTTTTACACTATGATAGTATCAGTATTTAAAGACTTGTATAAGTCAACCGACGTACCCTTTCACGTTCCAATTGAAAAAATAGTCAATAGGATTAAAAAAGGAACTTCAAAAGAGATTATCGATTTAATTCGAAACGGACAATTACAATTAAAAAGCTCTTTGCCTTGCATAATTTTTGGAGGGATTTTTAATGAGCGAAATTCAAACTCACTTCAACAGCATTCCGGATTAATGGTTGTCGATTTTGATAAATATCCAGACGTTGAAACGATGCTCTCACAATTTGAAATTTTAAAACAAAATAAACATTTTTGTTTACTTTTTATCTCTCCCTCAGGAATGGGAATTAAGGGCGTTTTAAGGGTATCAAATGAACTAACTAAGTAAACGCATCCCAAAGTATTTAAAGAGTTTCAAAAGCAATTTAATTTCGATTATTTTGATATAAGTAACTCCAATGTTGACAGAGTTTGTTATGAGTCATACGATCCGAATATTTATTTTAATAAAGAGGCTGAGATATTTGATCCAATATTAAAAGAGGAGGGATTTAATGTTTCGGAGAGAGTGCCACTTTTACCGGTTACTGACCAGGATAAAATTATTGCTAAAATAATGGAATGGAATTGGCAAAAAGATTTTAGAGAGGGAGAGCGTAACGCTTTTATTTTTGATTTGGCCGGAGCGTTTTGCGAATATGGTATATCTCAAGGCAATGCAGAGGGATATATTTTGAATAATGTAGTAATTGGAGACTTCTCAGAGACAGAGGCAAAAACGACAATAAAATCGGCTTATAAAAAACGTAACTTTGATATAAAATACTTTGAAAATTATAATAAAATAGACTCAATAAAAGTTGATTTAAAGAAAGGTAAAAAGGAAGTAATCGAGAAATATGGTATCACGGAGGATACATTCAAAGAAATAAAGGAAGCATCCGAACACGAAGACTTTTGGCAATATGGCGAAAAAAATAAACTAAGAATTGATAATTTAAAGTACCGATTATTTTTAGAGCGTAATGGTTTTAAAAAATACTTTCAATCTGAGGCACAAAAGGCGACGTGGATTTATATAAGCTCCAATAAAGTAGTGGAAACCTCAGCAGAGAAAATAAAAGATTTCGTCCTTAATTATTTAATGGATCGAGGAGAGATTGACGTTTGGAATTATTGCGCAAGTTATCAAAATATATTCTCAGAAAATTATTTATCAATGATTGAGAGCGTCGATTTGATGATGCTAAAAGATACTAAAACCAAATCTTATATTGCCTTTGAGAATGGTATTTTAGAAGTAACAAAAGACACTATTAAATTGGTTGACTATATTGACGTGGACGGTTACGTTTGGAAGTCTCAAATTATTCAAAGAGATTTTAATCAATCCGAAGACTTAGAGAACGAATATAAAACATTCATAAATAATATTAGCAACAACGAGCCAATTGCTATTGAATGCGTCGTAGGGTATCTTTTAAGCACTTATAAAAATAAAATGAACAACAAGGCTATAATTTTAAATGATGAGGTTATAAGCGAAAATCCGGAGGGGGGAACTGGAAAGGGTTTATTTGTACAAGGTTTAAAACAAATTAGAAAAATATCGATATTAGACGGAAAGAGTTTTGACGATAAAAAATCGTTTCCTTATCAAACCGTCTCTCCAGAGACTCAAGTTTTAGTTTTTGACGACGTTAAAAAGAATTTTGATTTTGAGAGCAAATTTAGTTTGGTTACTGAGGGAATGACTTTGGAGCGTAAAAACAAAGACGCTATTAAGTTAAAAGTTGAGGAAAGTCCTAAAATGGTTATCTCTACAAATTACGCAATCAAAGGAGAGGGCAATAGTCATGATCGTCGTCGATTTGAGATTGAGTTTGCACAATTTTACGGAAAGGCTTTGACACCTTACGATGAATTTAATCGACAACTATTTGACGACTGGGACGACGACGATTATAAGCGCTTTGATAATTATATGGTTTATTGTTTACAATCTTATTTAAAATTGGGACTTGTACCTCAAAACGCTAAAAATATTAAAATGCGTAAATTTATTGCTGAGACTTCAATGGAGTTTTTAGAGTGGGTTAAGGATATTGAAAACGTACCTCACAATCAAAGACTCGAAAAATCATTTTACTTTAATAATTTCACAACCGAATACCAGGATTATAAAAAATGGTTGACAAATAAAAAGTTTAATATTTGGATACAAAAGTATTGCAATTTTATAGGTGCAAAATACGACGACGGAAATACTAACGGGATGCGTTGGTTTATAATTATAACAAATGAAAATAAAATTGTCCAGGACGACGATATTGCATTTTAATTATGAAACTCAGAGACTATCAAATTAAAATCTCAGCTCAGGCGGCTGAGGTTTTGAATCACAAAAAAATCGTTTATTTAGCGATGGAGGTGAGAACAGGCAAAACTTTGACGGCTTTAAATACGGCAAAGATATTTGGAGCTAAAAAAGTTTTATTCCTAACTAAAAAGAAAGCTATCTCGTCAATCCAATGGGATTATGACAACTTTGGCTTTGACTTTGATTTAACAATTATAAACGATGAGAGTTTGCATTTAATTGAGGGAAACTTTGATTTGATTATACACGATGAGCATCACCGATTTGGAGCTTATCCAAAGCCGAATAAAGTCGCTCAGCTATTTAAAAAGCGTTATTCAAAATTGCCAATGATTTTCTTATCCGGAACGCCAACTCCAGAGAGTCACTCTCAATGGTTTAATCAATTTTGGGTTTCTGATTACTCTCCTTTTAAACAATATACCAACTTTTATAAGTGGGCGGTTGATTATGTGGACGTAAAAGAGAAACGCTTAGGCTATGCGGTGATAAAAGATTACAGCCAGGCCAAAGAGCAGCTAATACGAAGAATGACACAGCACTATATTATAACTTTTACACAGGCTCAAGCCGGATTTACGACCTCAGTTAACGAAATGATCCTCGAGTGTGAGATGCAACAGATAACAAATTTGATAATTAACAAGCTCAAAAAGAATTTAGTTGTTAAAAATACAGACGGCCAGGTCATTCTCGGAGATACCGGAGTTAAATTGATGCAGAAAATTCACCAACTAAGCTCAGGAACTTGTAAATTTGAGGATGGAACGTCAAAAGTAATTGATAAGAATAAGGCTTTTTTTATACATAACAAATTTAAAGGTATAAAAATTGCGATTTTTTATAAATTCAAAGAGGAATTTAACGCTTTGCTTTCAGTTTATGGAGATGGGTTGACAAATTGCGTTGAGGAGTTTGACAATAGCGACAAATGTATTGCGTTGCAAATCGTCTCCGGACGTGAGGGAATAAGTTTAAAAAATGCAAAGTATTTAGTTTATTATAATATCGATTTTAGTGCAACAAGTTACTGGCAATCTCGCGACAGATTGACGACAATGCAAAGGCAATCAAATGAAATCTTTTGGATATTTAGCAAAGGAGGGATCGAACTTGACATTTACAAAACGGTATTAAAGAAAAAAGATTATACACTAAAAATATTCAAAGAAAATGAACGTACTATCACTATTTAACGGAATGAATA